CCAAGTCACTTTTTTACGTCCACAAAATTCAGGTTTTGAAATGGCCCGCCCGAGAACCCCGACCAACGTGCTGAAAATGAATGGAGCGTTCGACAAGAACCCCCAGCGCGAGCGGGAAGATCCGGACACCGGCAAGCTGAAATCATGCCCGGCGCACATACCCGAAGCTCAGCAAGAAATCTGGAAAGAGATCGTCAAGGCTGCGCCAAAGAACGTGCTGACTGAGGCTGACCGGTTTGGTTTGGAAATCTGTTGCGCTCTGCTCAACCAGTTCCGACTGGACCCGGTTGAATTCCCCGCGGCCAAGCTGGTGAGGCTTGAGGCTCTGCTCGGAAAGTTCGGAATGACGCCGGCGGATCGCGCCAAAGTTGCTGGCCCTGCGCAGAAAAAGCCCCAGGGTAACCCGTTCGCTGGACTTTAATGACGACGGCAAAGAAGTATCCGCTGGTAAAACGGGCGGAGGATTACGCCCGCCAGGTGAATGCGGGGAAGATCCCGGCCTGCAAGTGGATAAAGCTGGCCTGCCGCCGCCACTTCGATGACAAGAAGTCCAGCCGTACCCGGGCCTACCCCTACAGGTTTGAGCCAGCGCTGGCGGAGAAGGTCGCCAAGTTCATGCAGCTGCTGCCCCACACAAAGGGAAAGTGGGCCAGCAAGCGCGAGACCATAACGCTGGAGCCCTGGCAGCTGTTCGCTATCTGCGTACCGTTCGGCTGGATTCGCAAGAAGGACCGAACCCGGCGCTTCCGCACAGTGATAGTTTTTGTTCCCAGGAAGAACGGTAAAAGCATCATCGGCGGCGGCCTTGGCCTCTACATGTTCTCAGCAGATGGCGAATTCGGTGCAGAAGTTTACTCCGGAGCCACCACCGAGAAGCAGGCGTGGGAGGTGTTCCGCCCCGCGAAGCTCATGGCAGAGCGCACCCCGGCTCTGCGCGAACACTTCGGCATCGATGTTAACGCCGGCAACCTGGTGCGCATGGAAGACGGCAGCCGGTTCGAGCCGGTGATCGGAAAGCCCGGTGATGGCTCGTCTCCCAACTGCGCGATTGTGGATGAATATCACGAGCACCAGGAATCGACTCTGTTCGACACGATGGAGACCGGCATGGGCGCCCGCGAGCAACCGCTGATGCTGGTGATCACCACCGCTGGATCCAGTATCGGCGGACCCTGTCATCAACTGGTCAGGGACTGTGAGCGAATGCTCGAGGGCGCCATCCAGCGTGATGATCTGTGGGCCATGCTCTACACGATCGACAAAGGGGATGACTGGGCAGACGAAAACGTACTGCGCAAAGCCAACCCGAATTACGGCATATCCATTTCCGGAGACTTCCTGGTATCGCGCCAGCTCGAGGCCATGCAGTCCGCGTCCAAGCAATCGACCTTCCGCACCAAGCACCTGAACGAATGGGTGGGCGCGAAATCAGCCTGGATGAACATGCTCAAGTGGCAGAACCAGCCAGAGCGAAAGTCACTCAGCGAACTGGAAGGCCGGCGCTGCATTGTTGGACTGGACCTGGCCAGCAAGATAGACGTTGCCGCCACCCTGCTCCTGTTCCCGCCGATTGAAGGCGACCCGAACTGGCACTTGCATGGCCGGTACTACCTGCCAGAAGCCCGGGTGCTGGAGCACATGGACAGCAACTCAATGCGTTACATGGAGTTCAACAGCCTGGGCCTGATGACCCTCACGGATGGTGAGGTTATCGAGTACGAAGTAATCAAGGACGACCTCCGGGAATTCGCCGGCCGCTTCGATCTTGAGCAGGTGCCCTACGACCCGTGGCAGGCCACCCAGCTGGCTCAGGAGATGGAAGCCGAAGGCCTGCCGATGGTAGAGGTTCGCCAAACCGTTCAGAACATCAGCGAGCCCATGAAGGAAATGGAGAAGCTGGTACTGGAAGGCAGGCTGGCCCACGGCAACTGTCCTGTACTCACTTGGATGGTCTCCAACGTAGTCGCGAAGATAGACGCGAAAGACAACATCTACCCGAACAAAGAGCGCCCTGAGAACAAGATCGATGGCGTTGTCGCGACAATCATGGCGCTGAGCCGCGGCATTCTCCGCGGCGAAGATCAGAACCCGGCGTCTCCCTGGGAAAACGAAAACTTCTCAATACTGGATTAACTATGGCTTTCTGGAATCGAAATAGAAAAGCGCCAGAGGAGCGGTCTGGCATTGAAGATCCGCGCGTCCCTATTTCCTCCGAGGCCATCATTGATTTCCTGAACGTGTCAGGCGGCCTGAGCGCATCAGGCGTCACCGTCACCATCGAAAAGGCCATGGGTGTGCCGGCGATATGGGCAGCGGTGAACTTCATCAGCGGCACTATGGCGGGCCTGCCCCTGAACCTTTACCAGAAAACGGCCGAAGGCAGGCAGAAGGTAGGCAGCACGCTGGCCACTATTCTCCATGACTCATGGAACGATGAGACAAGCAGCTTCGACGCCAGAAAGTATTCCTATGAGCAGGTGTTCACTGGCGGCCGATCCCTCACCTTCATTGAGCGTAACGCCGCCGGCAGAATCATCAACTTGTGGCCGCTGAACCCGGAGGTTGTAAAGATCGAAATGCGCGGCGGGCGCAAGGTCTATCGATACAAAGAGCGGGGCCGGAACGAGATTGTCTATGCGGCCAACGAGATCATTGATATTCCATTCAGCCTGCACTCAGACATGATCACTTGCCGCAGCCCAATACTGAGCAACGCTGACACCATCGGCTTGGGGCTGGCGGCCACACGGTACGGCTCAAAGCTTTTTCAGAACGGCGGCGTGCCTCCGTTCATGATCACCGGCAACTTTGAGTCAGGCGCCGCGCTCAAAAGATCGTCAGACGATTTGCAGGCCGCCATCCGCACGGCAACCAAAGAAAACCGACTCGCTATCTCGCTTCCAGCCAATCACGAAATCAAGAGCATCGGTATTGATCCCGAGAAGTCCCAGCTGGTCGAGCTGAAACGCTTCCTGATTGAAGAATACGCCCGCATCTATTCGCTGCCGCCAACGTTCCTGCAGGACTTGAGCAACGGCACATTCAGCAACACCGAACAGCAAGACCTCCACTTCGTGAAGCACACCATAAAACGATGGGTGGAGCAGACCGAACAGGAGATGAACCTGAAGCTGTTCGGCAAGCTCAACAACGAATTCTATGTCGAGTTCAACCTGGACGGCCTTCTGCGCGGCGACTTCAAGACCCGCATGGATGGCTACGCATCCGGCATACAGAACGGCGTACTGACCCCGAACGAAGCCCGCAGGCAAGAGAACCGCCCGGACATGGACGAGGGCAACAAGCTAATGATCCAGGGTGCAACCGTGCCCCTGGGTTCCCAACCTATCGCGCCGCCCGCGCCAGAGGGAGCCAACAATGAAACATGAAGTCAGGGCCGGTAAGCCGGTTGAAATTCGAATGGATGGCGAAACAATCAAGGTTTCTGGCTACGCCGCTGTATTCAATGAAGAAGCTGATATCGGTGGAATGTTCCGTGAGGTTATTGCCCCCGGGGCATTCCGGGATGCCATTGGGCGGGACGATGTTGTGTTCCTGATTAACCATGCAGGGCTTCCGATGGCTCGCACCAGATCCGGCACGCTGACGCTCCGCGAAGACAGTCGTGGCCTGTACATGGAAACCGAACTTGACCCGGAGGATCCGGACGTTCGCTCTATCGTTCCGAAGATGAAACGCGGCGATCTGGACAAGATGAGCTTTGCTTTCTTCCCAGAAGTTCAGGAATGGGACGATAGCGAGGAAACCCCTTTGCGCACTATCCGCCAAGCCGCTTTATCTGACGTTTCGATTGTCACCAGCCCAGCCTACGGCGGGACAGATATTGGACTTCGAAGCCTGCAGGAGCATCGCCAGGCACAGCAAGAAGCAGAACGCACAGCCACGGTCACACGGTCGCGGCTTCACATGAAACTGGCCCTTGGGTCAGCAGCCAAGTAGCGGTTCCCGCTCCTGGTGCCCATCTTTGCCCTTGGGCAAGGCAACAAGACGACAGGAAATTAATATGTCTAAGCTGATCGAACTGCGGGAACGCATGGCTAAACTGGCCACTGACGCCCGCGCTGAATTTGACAAGATCAACGAAAAAACCACCGACACCGAAGCGAAAGAAATCGAAGGTCGCTTTGATGCCATCATGGCTGACCACGACAAGCTGGGCGAGCGTGCCGAGCGCGAAGAAAAGCTGGCGGAAGCAGAAAAGCGCGCCAATGCTGGCGACTCACGACGCCCCGCGCCTGACCAGGAAGAGCAGCGTGCCGCGGCCGAAGACCGCCAGAAAACCCCCGAGTACAAGGAAGTGTTCACCAAGTCCCTGCGATTTGGCCCTGCTAGCCTGGAGCGTGAGGAGCGAGACGTACTTATGGCCGGCCGCGCCAATCTGCCACAGGAAGCGCGGGCCCAGGCAGCCGGAACTGACGCTGCGGGTGGCTTCACCGTGCCCGAAGGCTTTGCCGGCACCATCGACATGTCCCTGGCAATGTGGGGCCCGATGTGGGATGGCGGTATCGTTCAGGAGCTGAACACTGCTACCGGCAACCCTCTGCCCTACCCGACCGTTGATGACACTGCACAGCGCGGCCGCCAGAAGGCTGAGAACGCCGCCGTGGATGACGACGGCACCGATGACGTTGTGTTCGGTGAGAAAATGTTCAACGCTTTCATCTACGACACCGGCATGGTGAAAGTGCCCCTTGAGCTGCTGCAGGATTCAGCTTTCAACATTGAAGCGCTGATGACTGAGCTTTTCGGTGAGCGCCTTGGCCGCACCGCTAACGAGGTTCTAACTACCGGCACCGGCACCGGCCAGCCGAACGGCATCGTAACCGCCTCCAGCCTGGGCACCACGACCGCCTCAACAACCACCTTTACCTCTGATGAGCTGGTCGACTTTTTCCACTCTGTAGACCCGGCTTACCGCCAGTCTCCCCGTTGCCGCTGGATGTTTAACGACACCACGCTGGCAGCTATTCGGAAGCTGAAGGACGGCCAGGGCAACTATTTGTGGCAGATGGGCGACGTTCGCTCAGGTGAGCCCGATACTTTCCAGGGTAAGCCTTACAGCGTCAACCAGGCCATGGCCGACTCTGGCGGTAGTGCCAAGCCGATCATCTTTGGCGATATGTCAAAGTTTCTGGTGCGCAAGGTTCGCGGCTTTGAAGTGATGACATTGCGCGAGCGTTACGCTGAGCGGTTCCAGGTCGGCATGATTGGCTTCAAGCGCTTCGACTCCGAGCTGGTGAACAATGGCGCAGTCAAGCACTTGATCCACGCTGCCGTTTAATCCGGCAATTAATCACAAAGGGCGCCCTCCGGGGCGCCTTCTGTTTTGAGGCTTCACTATGAAAGTACAACTCACGATTAGCCGAGCCGGCGCCAGGCTCTCCCAGAGCGCCGGCGACATTGCAGAAGTAGGCGACGAAGAAGGCCGACGCATGATTGCAGCTGGTCAGGCCATAGCGATCAACGGCAAAGAAACTGCAACCAAGAAGCCCGCCACCGAAAAAGCGGTAAAGGAATAATTCATGAAGCAGCAGATTCTTAAGCGAACCACGCCGCCGACAGTCAAGCCCGTATCGCTGGCGGATGCAAAGCTTGATCTCAGGGTGGACCATGCTGATGAAGACACGCTGATTGAGTCGCTGATCTCTGCTGCTACTGATTACCTGGAAGCGAATAGGGGCGCCATCAATAAGGCGTTTCTAACCCAGACCTGGACGCTTTCACTGAAATATCCAGATCGAGATTACCGCATTTGGTTGCCGGTAACGCCGGTTCAGTCCATCACTTCGATCACGTATTACGACGCCAGTAACCTTGAGCAGGTTCTCGCAGTTAGTGATTTCTATCTTCACGGCGAGGAGGACTGGGCCTATATCGAACCAAAGCCGAGCGTGAACTGGCCAGGAACCTATGACCGCCTCGACGCTATCAATGTTGAGTTTGTGGCCGGGTTTGGCGATGCAGGCATCGATGTGCCCGAATCCATCAGGCAATGCATTCGCCTTTTGGTGACCCACTGGTACACCAACCGCTCTGCCGTCAATGTCGGAACCATCCCAACCGAGATTCCGATGGCCGCGCAATCGCTTATCTCAATCAATCGCAAGGGTTGGGTTTACTGATGCCACTCTACCCCGGAAAACTCCGACACCGCGTAACCATTCAGCGCCCGGGCCAAACTCAGGATCCGGTCACCGGTGAAGTTACCAATGGCTGGACTGACGTTGTAACCGTATGGGCATCGGTAGAGCCCCTGTCTGTGCGCGAGTTCATCGCCTCCGAGGCAGGCCAGAGCGAAGTGTCTGCACGGATCACCATCCGGTACCGGGATGGCATTGCCGCAAAGATGCGGATCCTGCACCGCGGCCAAACCTACAAC